TAGCTATCATGGTCATTTGGGTATCCCCTTTTCATCCAATCGGCGTAGCTAGCAGCTTGCTCTGCGATACGATTGAGCTCGTACTTCCCACAGAACTTCATCAAGTGGCTACCTACCTGTCCTTGGATCTTGTGTTGTAATTGTTCTTTGATACCAGTGTCAAAGGAATTTCTCAAATCATCTGGTTGTGCAGTGAGATCGATCAATATACGATTGCGCTCATAATCATCTAGCACTCGATGTTCAGCACCTTCGGGATCAGTCCAACGCTGTAACATCATGTTATTCCAATTGAAGCCTTTCTTGCCCATGTCAGCGAACGCTTCTTCGAGGCCGACTTTATTCTTAGTACCTTTGCTACGCACGCCAGGATAAGCACTGAACACGTTGTCGCTGCTATCTCCCCGCATGCACTTCTCAAACAGCACAAAACGAGGGTCACCAATGGTCTTTTGCTTGCCGGTCTTCTTGTCTATCACCGGCTTCATCTTCTCATTGAAGATGCCATTGATGTTGATCCATTCACTGGTGATACCGTTGAATTGGGTCACCTTGTCTGTGATCAACTGATGGAAGTCACTATCACTGCTGATGATCACGTGTTCGTCATTAGGGTGCAATGCGACGAAACGTGCGATGCAGTCGTCAGCTTCTGCTTGTTCTACTTTAAGCACCGAACAGTTGGTCTTGTTGAGAAAGAACTCGCACATGTCGTCATAGGCTTCGTAGAACATCTTGTCCTCTTCAGCCTGATCGCCTGTCATGCTTTCACGAGCTGCTTGCCTGTTGCGCTTGTAAGGACCATAGAAATCTTTGCGCCAACTACGGCGTTCTAGGCAAAAGACCACATGGTCGCCTCCTAGATCCTTGATCGCTTTGTGTATGCTCGCCATGGTTAGATGGATCGCGAAACCAATCTTGGTCCACTGATCGCTGCCTCGAGCAGCCACATGACGAGCGCGGAAGAACGTGTTTGAAGCGTCTACTAAAAGGTATTTCATATTCTCACTATACAATCTTTAACAAAGGTGTCAACCGGTTTGCTAGGATACCTGACCAAGCACTGTGGGCGTCTGGGCCAAAATGTTGATCTCGGCTCTTGCCATGACCGTTAAGCACTGCCCATTCACTGTAGCTCATCTCAGCGTTATAAGGATCCAAATAACATCCACGCCAATCAGTTTTAGTATTTTGGTTCGGACTAAAATGCCACATTGCATTGAAGAATAGATGCGGTATACGATGCATTTTTAATTTTTGATGCATCTCATAGATCTTAGCGTGTGCTTCGGCTTCTTTTTTATAATAATCTAGATTGGCTATGTATGATCTATAACGATCGCGCCATTTATCAGGAACAGAGTCAACGCCAGCAGCAGTGACCTGTACCCATTCGTTGGCTTCATCATCCCACCATTCTTCCCTTTCCCAAGTGCTCCAACCAATGACCACTACAGTATAAGGATAACCAAGATCACCACGTCTGTCGATGAATTCATTGGTTGTTCTTATGATTCGATCATTGCTAGCACTGGTCTGGGCATCACATTTCAATCCTAGACCTAGATTCTTGCTAAGCCGCATGCCCCATGAAACAGCTAGATTGTCTGGATGTGGTCGCCGGCCTTGGACAACGTACTGAATGTCATCATTGGCAAAAGAATATGTATTTACTGCTTCTGCTGCTGCGGTATGGCTGTCACCGTTAACATATAGTATCATGACACTTCCGTCTTGCCGTCACCCCTGTCCTTGCGATTGATGTAGCGTACTACGTTGTCGCCACGCGGAATGTTAGCTTGTTCTTGCTCATATGTTTCAAGCACGACATGCCTACAAACATCCTGGAACCATTGGTCTACCAGATCTTCTTCTTTATCACCTCTGTAACCTGCTATGCTGAGGCGAGCAATGAAAGCAGAGTTCCAATCTAGATCAAAACTACCATAGCGAGGATTTTCTGGATCGAGGTCGACCTTGAGTATCTGTACATATGGTTCATTACGTTCAGTTGCTAGATCTTTTTCAGTCTTCTTGGACTTGGGTACTGCTTTTTCTTTTGGTTTAGGTTCAGTTGGTTCTACCCTTTGACCAAACATTTTTAGGAACTTGTCTAACATCGTCTTCTCCTTAGGCCAAACTGGCATATAAATGTATCTGTATGTTTAGCGTGAAGCCGTGCTTAACACAATATGCAGCCGCATATTCGTGATTGATTTGATTAGCCGACATGTTTAACAGTCCAGGTGTCCAGAACGAAACAACTTCGTCAATTGTGCTGCGCTCTGCCATAGTAGTAGTGTTAGAAGTCAATCGCAACTTCTTTGACGCAAGCGGCACTTCGTTATAGATATTCATGGGACTTACGAATATCTCACGTCCAGTTGCAGCTTGCCATTCATGCGCCCAGTCTGGTACTTCTGCATACGGAGATCCTTCTGTGGCTTCCATAACAAACTTCAAACAGTTTGCACGTTCGAGAATCTCAGGACGTGGCTTCAAGTAACGCACAGCTACCTTATTCTTCTCTAAGCACTTAGGTGAACATACTAGCACAGTAGATTCTGGAATCGCAGTATTTTGTGTGCCATTAGATTCAATCTGGCACTTCTTAAACATGAAACTCATGTGATATAAAAACGGTCCTAGATTATCCTGCAACATGGGCTCACCGCCTGTCATGACCAGCACCATGCGCTTGCGCATAGATAGTGATTTATCATGCCTGGTCCACTGTGGGCGATCCATGTCTTTATCGGTGTAAAATTGATCGATTGTCTGCTCCATGCGTTCTTCGATCTGTTCAAACGTCAACCAATCACCGTCGTCAAAGAATGTATCACAGAATTGGCAATCAAGATTGCACTTAGCTAGCCTGATAAAAAACGCAGGCTCGCCCCTGAATGGCCCTTCACCTTGCAGTGTCATGAACATAGAAGTCACGAACAGCTGATCTTTGGCTGCGTCTTTGAAGTATTTCTTGCCGATTATCTCATTGGTTCCAAACATCTATGCCTCTTTTTTCTTTAGTGAGAACGACCCATTATGGAGATCGGTCCATTCGAGCTCATCCCCAATATCCCAACCAACTTGGCTGAGTACATCAGGGGAAAGTTCGATGAACAGTTCTTCATCTGTGCCTCCTTTGCCTTTGACTTCGATGATCCATGAATTCTCACCGACTTTCTTTGGATAATCAGTCATGTGATACCTCGATAATAGCACTGTTGCCAGGATGTTCCCTGACTTCAACTGAGATTAGTTTTACCCTGCCGGCATACAAACTATCGATCTGTGAAGCAACATGATCAAACACATATTCAGCAGTCTTCTCACAGCCTACTCCTGGGATGACACGCATGTCGATCAACTTCTTGTCATGCAACATGCGGAATGTTTCCATCTCAGGATCATCCTGGGCAACCAGAGTAGTGTGATCAAACTGATTTTCTAACCATGCCTTGAGCCATTTCAACCCACCAAAATCAACCACCCAGTTGTTATGGTCGAGCGTAGCAGCTTCGAACTTGAAAGAGAATGCCAGCGCATATCCGTGCATCATGTTGCAGTGGCTGTCAGCACGCCATTGTCTGAAGCAACAGCTGAGTCCGCGCTCGTGCCCATATGTTTTAGTTGAATAGTATGCCATTTTATACTCCCTGTTTAATGGAGTGTGCGGAATGTTTATAGTGGGTCGAACACCTAGTCCACTTACTCACTCATTAACATACATGCTGAAAGCATGTTTGTCAATATTATTTACGCTTGCGAGAATGATAGGCTGTCGTGCCGCTTGCATGCACTGTTTTGCACAAGCTATCAGCGGCACCGACTAAGCTGAGATTGAACTTAACCTCATCCTCATATGTCATAAAGATCAGGAAGCATATGCTTGGATCGGGGGAAACCATGTTAGCCCATCCACCTTGTATACCTGGATCCGGGGATAACAGACCGTTCCAGATCAATACTTCGCCTTCGATATTATCTTCGATCCAATGCCGGAACCTAGAGCGTTGTTGCCATGGAACGTCGCACTCATAGAACTTGTAGCGATCCATGTCAATGATCCATGTAAGCTGATCAAAATCACTGACGTAGGTTATCTTATTGCTACGTCCTTGGGTGATCGAATTCATCACATGATCTCTTCGGCGATACCCAATATCTCGGCTAACAGCAAGCCAGCAGCTAAGACGTAGATAGCATCAACACCTGCTACAAAAGTTCCTAAACAAGCAGCTATCCTAAACAAACTCTTGACAAAACTGATCTTGGTATGCCCATCCCTGTACTTTTTCTCAACATCGTTC